CACAGGAACCGGGATGGCATCCTTAATAGCTGGTCTCGTTGGACGGGCCTTCGGACCTTGCATCGCTGTGGTAATTGCTAAGAACATTGTTTCAGCTCATCTTTCCTGGAGACGTCGCCATCTCAATGATGCTAAGACGGATCTGCATGCTCTTAACTCTCACGCATTACTGCTTGTTCCCTTTCCCACTCGTTTCTCTCCCACATCCATTCCAGCTCGTGGCATCCTTGGTTCGCGCAAAACAGCGAAACAGGAGTGTCTCATCAAGAATCATAAGACGTTCTGTGCACAATGGGCCAGAGCGGCGAAGGCTCGCTTTAATTTCGCTAGACAATGCGAAAGGTCTGCCATTAATGTGGCGGCCTTGCATCGTTGGTTCACGGCGGAATTTAAGAAGCTTGGTATGACTCTTCTCCAAATTTCATACGTGATCGATGATGTTGTTGACATTGCCTTGGAACCCACCTATGAAAGGATGGTTTCCGAGTCAAAGAAGCAATTTCGTCACCGAGCACGCATGGAATTTTACAATGAGAGAAAATCCATTGAAAAGATCCGCTAGGAACGCATGGTCAGCGTTCAGGGGTACAACACCAAGGTGAAATTCCACCCCCCTGGAGTACGCATCGTTGATCATGCTTCTTCTAGTGGAAGAGAGAAAATCCGGCATGTGTTAATGGATACTGCCGTCCCTGGTGTGGGTTTGTGTTATACCCATAATAATTCCGCTGACAATCTGCTTCGGGGTTTGGGTGAAAGATTAATGATGGTGCCAGATGGCGACACCTTTAGTCTTCCACCCAAACCCCTACCAAACGCCTTCCATCGCCTGGAAGAGTACATGAAGCGCGTTGTTGCCAAGTGCCCAAAGCAGGCGGGACCCATCGAGCCGGATGAATTCGTCTTGCTCTATGATGGACCCAAACGCAAAAGGTATGAGGCGGCAATGCGTAACATGGCTGATCGCGAGTTGGAACAGGCAGATTGGGATATCAATGTTTTCATCAAAGATGAAACCATTTGCTCTTGGAGCAAGGTGGACCCTGCCCCCCGCTTGATATCTCCCCGGTCTCCGGAGTATTGTCTTGAACTTGGTTGTTTTATTAAGCCCATCGAGCACTTGTTGTACAAAGCTGTGGCCAGGGTATGGGGTGAGACCACCATTGCCAAGGGGCTCAATTTCAACCAACGAGGAGAGCTAATCCAGCAGAAATGGGAGTCGTTCAACGAGCCTGTTGCTATTGGACTAGATGCTTCTCGATTTGATCAGCATGTTTCCGTGGATGCATTGAAGTATGAACATAAGTTCTATACCTCACTGTATCCAAGAAACAAGAAGTTACCATTTCTCCTATCGAAGCAACTGTTCAATTCCGGGAGGGCTTATATTGATGACAAGAGAATCGATTACGCTGTTCATGGTTCCAGAATGTCTGGTGACATGAATACCGCACTCGGTAATTGTCTGATCATGACCGCTCTTGTATTTGGATATTTGTCAGAAAGGGGAATCACTGGTAAGCTCATCAATGATGGTGATGATTGCGTTGTGATTGTTGAAAAACAGGATCTTGCCTTGTTTATGAATGGTCTCCCGGAGTGGTTTAAGGAGTTTGGCTTCACAATGAAGGTGGAGACTCCTGTGTTCGTTTTGGAGGAGATTGAGTTTTGCCAGTGCCATCCTGTTTTTAACGGCGAGAGCTACACCATGTGCAGGAACGTGCACAAAGCACTCTTCACTGATGTAGCTCACGTTGGTAAAACATGGAGGGAAGTGGTTGGTATCCGTGAGAGTGTCGCCATTGCTGGAGCTGTTTGGGCTAAGGGTATTCCAGTTCTCACTGACTTCTACAAGTCATTGAGGACCGGAGCGAAGAGTGTCATTCCTAGGAATTATGGGACCTGGTGGAATT